TATGCCCGCCGATCTGGATGCCGGGATCCGCGAGGCGTTCCGGCTCTTCCGCAGCGACATCGTGGCATACGAGGCCGAGGTGCTGCACGCGGTGAATGTCCCGCTGGAACCGCACGAGTTCGATGCGCTGGTCAGCTTCCACTACAATACCGGTGGCATCGCCAAGGCATCGCTGACCCGCCATCTGAACGCAGGCAACCGCTCCGCCGCAGCACAGGGGTTCATGGGCTGGCTCCGGCCCGCCGCGATCCGCATGCGCCGCGAGGCCGAACGCGATCTGTTCCGCGATGGCCGCTATCCGACCGGCACGATCCCGGTCTGGGCAGTCGACCGCAACGGGCGGGTGGATTTCTCGCGGCCGGTCCGACGGCTGACCGAGACCGAGGCGCTGGCATTGCTGCGCCCGGCGAGCGTGCCGCTGTTCCCCGCAATCGTCGTTGCACCAAGATCGGCAACTGCCCCCGCACCGCCGAGCGGCTGGCTCGCCCGCCTCGCAGCCTTTTTTTCAAACTTTACCCGGAGGGTCTGAACCATGCGCTATTTCCAACCGACCTCGCTCACCTGGTGGGCAGGGATGCTCGCCGTGCTGACCGGCAGCGGTGCGCTTTTCCTGCCAGACCAAGGCCAGCTTGCCGAATTGGCCCGGCTGGTCGCGATCCTCGCCGGAGCGGGCGATGCCTCGCCCATGACCCTGATCACCCTCGGTCTTGGCCTGATTGGTCTGCGCGACCGGATCGAACGCGGGTTCCGGGGCGATGTTTGAGTTTCTGGCGGGCATGATCGTGGGCGGGGCGATGGGCGTGTTAATCGCCGCCCTCTGCGTGGCGGCGTCGGGCGGGGAGCGGGATGATGGCTGACATCCTGATCTGGCTGATTGCTGCCCTTGGTGCCGCCGGGGGCATCGTGCTTGGGCGGCTCTGGGGCCGCGCGGAAGGCAAACGTGCGGGTAAACTCGAAGGGGAACGCGATGCAATGTCGGACAAGATTGAGCGCGCGGAGCGCGGACGCAAGGCTGTCCGGGACGGTCGCGGTTCTGGCGATCTTGCTCACCGGCTGCACAACAACGATGCGCGCTGGTGATGCGGGCTGTTCCGCCTATGCCGAAGCCCGCCTTGGTCGTCCGGCCAACGCTACAGTCACAGGCGTGCCGCACGACTGGGCGGGTTGGATCGCCGACCTCGACGACCGCATGACGGGAACGTGCCGATGAAAACCCTCTCGCCAGCTCTGCAAGCTCATCTCGATGATGGCACCACCACCCTGTCCTGGTGCTGGCGGATCAGCCGCGCCGACGGCATGGCGCTGGGCTTCACCGATCATGACCGGGCGCTCAGCTTCGATGGCACCGAGTTTGAACCCGAAAGCGGGTTTGCCGCCTCGGAAATCCGCGCTGGCTCCGACCTGGCCGTCGATGCGCAAGACGCGACCGGTGTGCTCACCTCCGACCGGGTCACGGAAACCGACATCCTCGACGGGCGCTGGGACAATGCGGCGGTCGAGCTGTGGCGGGTAAACTGGGCCGATACCAGCCAGCGTGTTCTGCTGCGCCGGGGTGCGGTTGGGCAAATCCGTCGTGGCCGCATGGCATTCGTGGCTGAGGTCCGTTCGCTGGCACATGTGCTGGGCCAGACCGTCGGGCGGACGTTTCAGGCGGGATGTGATGCCCGCTTGGGCGATGCGCGCTGCGGGATCGATCTGGAAAACGCCGTCTACAAGGGCACGGGTGTCGTGACGGACCTGTTGCGCGACAGGGCGTTCATGGCCTCAGGGCTGTCTGGGTTTGACGCGGGTTGGTTCACGTCTGGCACCCTGACCTGGACCAGCGGCGCAAATACCGGGCGGGTCGCCGAGGTGCTGGCACACGGGCTGACCGATGCCATCGCCTCCTTGACCCTTCTGGAAGCCCCGGTGCGCGCCATCGCCGAGGGTGACGGCTTCATCGCGCGGGCGGGTTGCGATAAGCGGATCGCAACCTGCAGTGTCAAGTTCGCCAACACGGCCAACTTCCGGGGCTTCCCCAACATTCCGGGTCAGGATGCAGTCCTGCGCTATGCCAGCCAGGACGGCGGCCATGAAGGAAACGTGCTGTGAATTGCGCTGATCCCGCCTTGGTCATCGCCACCGCCCGGCGCTGGCTCGGCACGCCCTATCACGATCAAGCCAGCCTGCGTGGGGTCGGCTGCGATTGCCTTGGGCTGGCGCGCGGCGTCTGGCGCGAGGTGGTCGGGGATGAACCTTTCCCGATCCCACCTTACAGTCGGGATTGGGGCGAGACTGGCCCGCGCGAGGTGCTGGCCGAAGGCGCACGAGCGATGATGCCGGAAATCATGCCCGCTGAGGCCCAGTCCGGCGCGCTTGTTCTGTTCCGAATGGCCCCGCGCGCCATCGCCAAGCATGTCGGCATCCTTAGTGCGCCAGGCCGTTTCATCCACGCCTATGAACGCCTCGGTGTTGTCGAGGAAACCCTGACCACGGCATGGGCGCGCAAGATCGCGTTCGCGTTCCTCTTCCCCAAAGATTGAGACCCCGCACATGGCAACATTGGTTCTCGGCGCCGTCGGCTCCGCGATTGGCGGCGCATTCGGCGGGGCCATCCTCGGCTTTTCCGGCGCGGCAATTGGCGGATTCATCGGCTCGACCATCGGCTCGGTGGTCGACAACTGGATCGTGTCCTCGCTGGCTCCGGCGCAGCGGATCGAGGGCGCGCGGCTCGACAGTCTGCGCATCACCTCCTCGACCGAAGGCGCAGTGATCCCGCGCCTGTTCGGCCGCATGCGGATCGGCGGAAATATCATCTGGGCCACTGATTTCCGCGAAGAGGTCAACACGACCAGCCAGGGCGGTGGCAAAGGCAGCGGGCCAAAGGTCACGACCACGGAATACCTCTACTATGCCAGCTTCGCGGTGGCGCTGTGCGAGGGGCAAATCACCGGCATTGGCCGCGTCTGGGCGGACGGCAAGGCCATGGACATGGCCGGCGTCACATGGCGCTGGTATCCGGGGAACGAGGCGCAGGCCCCTGACCCGTTCATCTCAGCCAAGATGGGTGCCGCCAGCACCCCAGCCTATCGTGGCACAGCCTATGTCGTCTTCGAAGAACTGAACCTCAGCGCCTTCGGCAATCGCCTGCCGCAGATCAGTTTCGAGGTGTTCCGCCCGCTGGCCAATCCCGACACCGCCGAGGGGCTGGTGAAAGCGGTGACGATGATCCCGGCATCAGGCGAATTCACCTATGCGACCGCCCCGGTCAAAAAATCCACCGGCTCCGGCGGTGCAACTGTGGCCGAGAACCTGAACGCGATCACCGACACCGCCGACATCGTGGTGGCGCTGGACCGGCTGCAATCCCTGGCCCCTGCCGTGGAAAGCGTCAGCCTCGTTGTGGCCTGGTTCGGTGACGACCTGCGCGCTGGATCCTGCAAGGTCCGTCCGGGCGTCGAGGTTTCGGCCAAGACCACGACGCCCTCGGCTTGGGTCGTGAACGGTGTCAGCCGTGCAAACGCGTTTCTGGTCAGCCGGGATGCTGAGGACCGTCCTGTCTATGGCGGTACGCCTGCAGATTTCGCAGTGGTGCAGGCAATCCAGGAGATGAAGGCACGCGGGTTGCGGGTGACCTTCTATCCCTTCCTGCTGCTGGACGTGCCGCCTGGCAACACAAAGCCCAATCCCTACAGCGCCAATGCGGCCACCTCTGGCCAACCGACATTCCCCTGGCGTGGGCGCATCACCTGTTCCCCCGCTGCGGGTTTTGCAGGATCGGTCGACAAGACCGCCACCGCTGCTACGCAAGTATCGGCGCTATACGGCATGGCGACACCTGCCAGCTTCAGCGTGTCGGGCACCAATGTTAGCTGGACCGGCCCGGTCGGCGAATGGTCGCTGCGCCGGATGATCCTGCACTACGCGCATCTGTGCAAAGCAGCAGGCGGCGTTGATGCCTTCCTGATTGGTTCGGAAATGCCCGGCCTCACCACCATTCGGTCAGGTACCAGTACTTATCCCGCCGTCACCGCCTTCAAATCCCTCGCAGCCGATGTCCGTGCGATCCTCGGCGCTGGGCCCAAGATCGGCTATGCCGCCGATTGGTCGGAGTATTTCGGCCACCATCCTGCCGACGGCTCGGGGGATGTGTTTTTCCACCTCGACCCGCTCTGGTCGGACACGAACATCAACTTCATCGGCATCGACAACTACATGCCGCTGTCGGACTGGCGCGACGGGTTCGATCACGCTGACGCCGCACTGGCGCCTGCGATCTATGACCGGGACTATCTGCAATCGAACATTACCGGCGGCGAAGGCTTCGACTGGTTCTATGCCAGCGCCCTTGATCGGACGACACAGAACCGGACGCCGATCACGGACGGCGCGGCGGCGAAACCTTGGGTGTTCCGCTTCAAGGATCTGCGCGCCTGGTGGCAAAACCCGCATTTCAACCGACCCGGTGGAGTGGAAAGCGGCACGCCGACTGCATGGGTGCCGCAGTCAAAGCCGATCTGGTTTACGGAGCTGGGGTGCCCGGCCATCGACCGGGGCACCAACCAGCCGAACGTCTTCTTCGATCCGAAATCGTCCGAGAGCTTCACGCCCTACTTTTCGCGCGGCTGGCGCGATGACGCGATCCAGCGCGCTTACCTGGAGGCGACCTATCTCTGGTGGTGTCAGGGCGCGAACAACCCGGTGTCTTCGGTCTATGGCGCCCGCATGGTCAATGTCCCCGAATGCGCTGCCTGGACCTGGGATGCCCGGCCCTATCCGTTCTTTCCGGAACTCACCAATGTCTGGACAGACGGGCCGAATTGGCGGCTGGGGCATTGGCTGACCGGGCGGCTGGGCGCGGTGTCATTGGCCGCTCTGGTGCGGCACCTTTGCCTGCGCGCCGGAATGCCGGAAGAGCTGATCGACGTCTCCGGCCTCTGGGGCGCAGTCGAGGGCTATGTGATCTCTGCGCTGGAAGCCCCGCGTGCCTCGATTTCCACGCTGGCCCGGCATTTCGGCTTTGATGCAGTCGAGAGCGAAGGGCGGATCCGCTTTCTAATGCGCGGTCGGATCGCCAGCGCCACGGTCACGCCCGACAGCATGGTCGCGCCCGCCTCCGCACAGGGCGACGTGATGGAACTGACCCGCGCGCAGGAAACCGAACTGCCGCAGGCCCTGAAATGGCAAGTCGCCCGTGCCGACGAGGATTATGACGCGGCACAGGCCGAGGCACGCCGGATCACTGTCGACACCACCGGCATCGCCTCCGAGTCGTTCCCGATGGCGATCCCGCCAGAAGAGGCCGAACGCCGCTGCCGCCGCGCCTTGATGGAGGCGTGGGTGGGCCGTGAAAGTGCCGTATTCCGCCTGCCGCCCTCGCGAATGGTGCTGGATCCTTGCGACGTCATCCTGCTCGACCACGATGGCCGCCTGACGGAAATGCGGCTCGTGTCCGTCGCGGACTCGGACCTGCGCAGCGTGGATGCCGTGCGCCAGGATCGCGCGATCTATGACTTGCCGCCGGGAGAGCCGCGACCGGCGTCCCTGTCGACGCCGACGGTGTTCGGTGCACCTGACATCGTTCTGCTGGACCTGCCGCAGTTGCGCGAAGACCAGCCCGCGCATCGCCCTATGATCGCGGCGCATGCGAAACCATGGCCCGGTGAAATGGCGGTTTACCGCAGCGCCGCGACGGATGGGTTTGCACTGTTGACAAATTTTGGCACGCGGGCGCGGATGGGCGAGCTGTCGGCGGACTTCTATGCAGGGCCGGTGTCGCGCTTCGATCTGGGTAATGCGCTGGTGGTTGACCTCTATTCCGGCACGCTGGAGAGCGTCACGGACATCACCCTGCTGGGTGGCGCGAATGCACTGGCCGTGGAAACCGGCGCTGGGCAGTGGGAGATCATCCAAGCTGGCACAGCCGAGCTGATCGCGCCGAGGCGATATAGACTGTCACGGCTACTGCGCGGCCAGCGAGGGACCGAGGGTGCAATGGTAAGCATGGTGCCGACCGGCGCGCGGGTAGTAGTGCTAGATACTGCCGTGGCTACTTTGCCCATCAGCGAGGCCGATCTGGGTCTGCCGTGGAACTGGCGCATCGGCCCTGCATCAAAATCAGTCAGCGACGAGACCTTTGTCGCCGCCAGTTTCACCCCAGAGGGCGCTGGGCTGCGGCCGTTTCCGGTCGCGCATGTCGAACAGCCGTGGCGTATCGCCCGCAGCCCCGGCGATCTGACGATCCGCTGGACGCGCCGGTCGCGATCCCTTGCCGCCGACACCTGGGGCGCGGGCGATGTGCCCTTGGCCGAGGACAGTGAAGCCTATGAGGTGGAAATCCGAGATGGCGGGGCAGTCAAACGCACGCTGACCACCACGACAACCAGCGTCCTATACACCGCCGCGCAGCAGACCGCCGATTGGGGCGCGCCCCTCGGTCTCGGCCAATCCCTCGCCATCCGCATCTTCCAGCTCTCCGCCCTGATCGGTCGGGGCGCTGGGCGATCCGTCACGATCACCTTCTGAAAGCGCACCCATGTCCGACATCACCACCCATCTCCTGCTGCCCTACATCCTGGCCTCGCAGGCGCAAAAGCATGTCACCCACAACGAGGCGCTGCGGTTGCTGGACGCGATGGTACAGCTGTCGGTCCTCGACCGAACCCGCACGGCCCCAACCGCCAGCCCTGTCGACGGCGACCGGCACATCGTGGCCTCGGGCGCGACCGGTCTGTGGTCAGGTTGGGATTTGAACATCGCCTTCTGGGTCGATGGGGTCTGGATGCGGCTGGTCCCGCGCCCGGGTTGGCTGGCGTGGATTGCGGATGAGGCGGCCTTTGTCGTCTGGAATGGGTCGACCTGGGATCTGGTCGGCGAACCGGTCGACGTGTCAGATGCTGTTTTCAGCCTGGTGAACGACGCCGACCCGACGAAGAAGGCGCTGTTCTCGCTGTCGGGCATCAGCACCGGTACGACACGAACCTTCACGCTGCCGAACACATCATCCGAACTGGCAATCCTTGCTGGCACGCAGACCTTCAGCGGCAACAAGACCTTCTCCGGCACATTGACCGCCTCAGGTACAGTCATCGTGTCGGCGGCGGCTGCCACCATTGGCACGGCTACGACGACCGCCACCTACGGTATGGGCACCGGAGCCACGACCACTGGCGTCACCAAGACCGTGAACCTTGGCACCGGCGGCGCATCCGGTTCGACAACGATCGTCAACATCGGCTCGGCCACGGCAGGGGCCGGGGGCACCACGGTCGTGAACACGCCAACCGTCACCTTCGCCAATGCGGTGACGCAAGTCGGCATGCCCCAGGCAAACCTGACCGCCCAGCTTCTGGGCCTCGGCGGGGCGACGGCGGACAGCTACAACCGGGTGTCGGTCAATACGCCGGCGCTGCTGTTCAACAACGCCGGGGCCGGGATTGAGGCGACGGTCAATAAGGTGGCGGCCGGAAACGACGCAGCCTTCGCCTTCAAGACCGGGTTCTCGGCGCGGGCCCTGATTGGGCTGCTGGGCAACGACGACTTCAGCTTCAAGGTCAGCCCGGATGGCTTTGCCTTCTTCGATGCAATCAGGATCGACCGCGCCAGCGGACAGGTCGAATTGCAGCAGCCGACAATCCTGCCGGGGCTTAGCGCGGCCCCGAGCGCGCCACCTTCTGGCAAGGCAGCCGTCTATGCCCGCAACCGCGCAGGCGCGCCGTGGATCGACGTCATGCGCCCTTCTGGTCGGGACTTCCCGCTGCAACCCCACTTCGGGGTCAACCGCATCGCCAACTGGTCGCCATCTATTTCCACCACGATCACCACTGAAGGTCTGCCGATCACCTCGGTCGGGACCGTCTCGCACCCGACGCTCGCTGCGACCAACCTCGCCGCCAGCATGCGCCGCTGGCGGCTGACTTCGGCGGCTGTGGTGGACTCGGTGGCCGACCAGCGATCCGCGGGCTGGGCCTGCTGGCGCGGCAACGCGACCGGTCTCGGCGGCTGGACCTTCGTCACGCGGATTTCACTTACCACACTGCAGGCGACTGGAATGGGGTTCTTCGGGCTTTACGGATCTACCGCCGCACTGGCCACTACGCTGACGCTGGCCACGACCATCAACTGCATCGGCATCGGTTTCCAGCGCGGCACCCACACCCGCTGGCAGTTGGTCGCAAACGACGGCACCGGCGCGCCGACGCTGACCGACATGGGGGCGAGTTTCGGCATCGCGACGGGTGGGGTGCTGAGCATCTTCATCGCTGCGCCGCCGAATGGGAGCTCGGTATGGGTCAGGGCTGTCGACGAGGTGTCGGGCGCGGTGTTCGAGCAGGAGATATCAGCGGACCTGCCGGCCACCCCGCAGTTCCTTTCGCCGAGGCTATTCATGAATAATGGGGCCACGGGGGCGGCCGTGGCCTACGACTGTTCGGGGGTCTATGTGGAGACGGATTATTGAGCCAAACCCATCTGCAATCCTCTGGCCCGACTCTGCGCGAGGCAATAGACTTCGGTCATGAACAAGGAAGCCGAAAAGCGTATCGCCGCCAAGCTCGCCAAAACATTGGCGATGCTTTGCGTGCGCAACACGCACCTCGAGACCATCCATGCAGGCAAGACGCCGGTCACCAGAACCGGTGACTGGAGCGACGTGACCGTGGTCGACGCCAATGGCAAATGCATCCCTTGGACCGAAGTCTCGCATATCAGCGACGATGAGATGCGAGACCTGATGCGGGATATCGTCAACAGGCTCTACACGTTTCATTTGTTCGCTGACCATCCGGGACTGCAGGCTGAAATCGATCAGTGGATGGCGGTTGCAGGGAAATGGGACGAGCCGGAAATCGATCATCGAATGATCGGAAGCCGCGTCGACCCGTGCTGAAAGCAATTCGCAGTTTGCATCGATTAACAGTGTCCGTTGCATTACCTTGCGTTAGGTTGAAGATTTTCCAAATTTAATGGCGCCTCCCAACAGCGTTCGACACGCTGCAGGTCATGCGCGACTGGCTGGGCAAGCCCTTGGTCGTTCAATCGGCCTTGCGCTTTACTGAAGATTACCCCTTGCGGAGGCTATGGGAAATTTCCCATAGTGATTAGGTTAAATCACTGCAATGGAGGCAATCGTGGGACATTCTGGCTCGCGCGCAGCGATCGCCGAAGATCTGCCGGACGTCACCCAGGTGGTGCGCTCGGATTTGCGCGTCATATTCGGTCGCGTCGTCGCCGACGCTGGGCTTAGTCAAACGCGAGCGGCGAAGGTTTGCTTCACCGATCAGCCAACACTCTCGAAGGTCTTGTCGGGTCGCAGTGACAGCGTGAGCACCGATCAACTGCTCCGATGGCTCATGCAACTCGGGTGTAGGGTAGAGATCAGCGTGCAGTGTCCGGACACTATGACGCCAGGCTCGATCAAGGCGATCCTCTATGAATGAACATCTCATGCCACGAACATTTGCCGGAGCAACCGCGCGTTCGCCCATCTACATGGACCACCACGCCACGACCCCCGTCGATACTCGGGTTTTGGATGCAGCAGTCCGGATGATGGTTGACAACTTCGGGAACGCCAACGGCGTAGAGAACAGCCACGGCGAGCAGGCTGCCCATGAGGTGTCGCAAGCCAAAGCTCACGTCGCAAAGGTTGTGTCAGCCGAGTGCAATGACGTTCATTTCACATCCGGTTCGACAGAGGCAATCCAGCTTGCCATCGCACATGCGATCTCGTTGCATCCTCGGCCCTTGCGTGTTGCGATGTCCCAAGTTGAACATAAAGCTGTGATCGATACGGTCTTGCGGGCTGAACAGATGGGCCTAGTCCAGAAATACTGGATCGCGGTTGATGACAAGGCTCGGCTAGATTGGACGAACCTCGAGCGGGTGCTGTCTCAAGAGATCGACCTGGTCTGCATAATGGCGGCCAACAACGAAGTCGGGACGATCTACCCGGTCCAGCAGGTCGCCAAGGCGTCCCACGAGCATGGAGCCTCGGTGCTCGTCGACGCCACTCAGGCAGTCGGGCGGATGGCTTTAGGTGATGGCGACGACATAATCGACTATGTCGCCCTTAGCGGACACAAGATTTATGGGCCGAAAGGGGTCGGCGCTCTTGTCGCTCCTAAGTTTGAACGATCGAAGGTTTACGGCTTGCAGGGAGCACATAGCCCTACCCCAAATGTCGCCGGAATCGTGGCGATGGGACGAGCGTGCGAAATCATGGAGATGGAGGGGGCCGCGGAAGCTGCGCGGCTGGAAAGTTTGCGAGATCGCCTGCAAGAGCGCCTGTTTGCCTTGGTTCCCGACCTAATTATCAACGGCGACGTGGACAACCGCCTTCCTCACAACCTTCATTTTTCTGCCCCGGGCGCACCTAATGACGTGGTGCTGGGCAGGCTGCGTGGGAAACTATCGGTTTCTACGGGTTCTGCGTGCAACGCAGGAGCGCAAGAACCTTCCCACGTTTTACAGGCGATGGGTCTGCCGCAGGCGCTGGTGGACAGTTGCATACGGATTGGCCTTGGGCGGTCGACAGAGGCGGATGATGTCGATAAGGCAGCCACATTGATCGCTGACGCAGTCTATGACGTTCGCGCAAGTTTCCTTCGGAGTTGA